AATTTATTTAATTAAATGCTTAAAAAAGTTTTAGCTGTAGCTGCTGTCTCAGCAGCCTCAAGCCTTCCTGTATTTGCAGGGCTCTACGTCAACGTGGAAAATAACGCTAGTTATGTAGGAAAAGATGGCAAGGTTGATGTCACTGGATCTGGTACAGATTTGCATCTTGGCTATGAGAATGGTAATGCCTTCGGCAGCTACTACATTCAAGGTGGACTGTATGTTTCATCACCAGACAACGCAGATTCAGAAAGTAATTTCTCAGGTAAAGTAGGCGGTTCTGTTATTGCTTCAGAGAAAATAAATGTTTATGGTGAATTATCACTTGTGACAGATGACAGCAATTTATGGGGTAGTAAATTGGGTGTTAAGTACTCTTTTTAATTAACAGGCTTTGCGTTCATTGTTCTAGTCATTATTGACATAGTTAAATACAAAGGTATGACAGTTGGCAGTATTAGGAGCATAGATATAATACTTACATGACCTATAGCTTTTAGTATTGCCTGTTTTACCATGACTTTTTCTAAGATTGCCAATATTTTGTCAATTATCTCATTCCTGATGGTTTCGTCAATGAGTATTTTTGGATACATGGCAGTGAAATATATGCAAAGCCCTGAATTTGAAAGAACATTAAAAAACAAACTTATGGGTGATTTAGAAAAAAAATTACCTAGCGTTATGAAAGACACTTTGCCAAAAACAACAGGCCCATCTTTTCAGCTACCAACACCACAGAAATGATAAGTGGAAATACCACAGGTTAATATTAATCAGATACAAATACCAGAAATAAAAGCATGGCAGTTTAAAGTTCCTGTTATCAATAAAGTTCCAAAACCGATTATTAATTACGCTGGCTGTGTAAAAGTTCACAGAAATAATTTAATAAATTTAATTGATGTTGATGAAAATGGCACTGTTATTAAGTGCGGTGTGAAGATGCCAAGTTATGAGCCTTTACAGTGGACACCTAACAGCTTTGTATATTCCACACCACCTCAAAATACTAATATCTCACCACCTTCTTACATGGAGGCACAGAGGCCAGAGATACCAAACAAGAAAAAAGAAAAAGAGTTTTTTGTACCTTGCCCAGATCCAGAATCACCCTTGCGCGTAAAAAGCTTTGCGAATGATGACAGATTGGAGAGAGTAAAGCGGTTTTATTACAATGAGGACAAAAGCAAATGCTTGATTGAATGGGAACAGGTGACTTACTTTGAAAAAATTATACCTTCAATCGGTCAGTTTACTAGCGTTTTTACTCTTGCTTTGGTTGGCTGCTCTGCTCCCATTGTTCTTAATTTAGTTAAACCATTAGTAAAGAAAGCCGTTGCTAAATTACAGAAACCTAAGGATAGTAAGACAAGCAAGGAAGAATAAGGGTGGCTTATAGGCTATTCTGAGAGGGCTATTTTTTGTTTTGTGGATATAGTTTGTGTGTATGTGGTATGACTTGCCCCATCTTTGCTTGTACCACAACATCTTTACAGATTTCTTGATAAGGAGAATCTACAGAAAACGATATTCCAGAAAGTTTTAGTTCGCCACAATTTTTTAGCCTTGCCAATTCGTGATCTAATCGCATATTTGCAAGCTTTTGTTCTCTTATTTTTTGTTCAGTTGAACTAGACCTCAAGCAGTTATTTTGAAATTTATTAGATAATGGTATGGAAAAAGTTGCAGCAATACCAAAATTAACTCCTAGTGAATCCCTGTTTGCAGAATAGTTTTCCTGATCGTATAAAATTTCACCAGCATTTGTTAGGTTTCCATTGTCATCTGTTGCCATGTTATAAACAGGGGTTGTATATCTTAAGTCTTGTGGTCGCTTTTGGTTGAATGTTGAGGTAATGAATGGAGAAATTGTGAGCATACTGGTTTGACAGACAACACCATTTCCATATTGATTTTCTATAAGATTTCCATTTAAAACTTGTACTGCCTGATTTGAAACTGCTGAACTACTTTGTGCCACTGGAGCCGCAGTTGATGAGGTATTTGCAAAGACTGGTTGCCCCAAAAGACTTGCTATTACTGTGAGAATATAGTAGTAGTCTCGGTTACGGATTCTGAAGTTATTTGTCTTGTTAAATCTGTTATTTTTGAAACCGAGGGCTGTTTGTAAACCTCTGTAAATTGAAAAGATGCCCCTGCCTGATTGAGTGTATAATTTGGTCTGCTGTTTAAATCTACTTGCTGCCATGTATAAGTTTCACCATTTAATGTTTGTTGTAAATCAGTATATTTAGGATTGATAGCATCGCCATTAGTAGTGACACCAGCCCCAGATACCGAGTAAGTTGACCCAGAAAATTCAATTGTGCGGATCTGTTCTGAGATATTTGTGGTTGTCCGCGTAGTACTTGAAGCTGAGCCTTGAGAAAAATTTGGGACCACTGGCATTGCATATATAGGACTAGATAAAAACAGAAAAGAATAAACAAACCATTTCATTAATCCAATATGCTTAACTCTGTCACAAATTGACCTATACAAGTTGTACCAGCCCCGCCAGCAGTACAAGTATTAGTTCCATTGCTAACCACAGTACCAGCTAGAGATCCAGCCACACCACCAGAATATGATGTTGTTGTAGAAAGAACAGGGAGATCTGTTATAACACCAGCAGTCACATCAACACCGCTTCCCACTGCATAAACATCGTCCCCTTCTATAAAAGATTCGCTTAATGAAAATGATGATCCTACAGTATTCATTTCGTATGTGCCATTTGTCATTGTTGCGGCTGCCCCATTACTGCCAGCAGTCAAACCGCCAAAACTTGCACTATCTGAAACTTTGATATTATTTCCTGATACTGAATATGTTGAACTACCTCTTGATCCGATAGAGTAAGCCCCATCTGTTGTTAGTTGTATGCTATTCGTCATTTTGTGAATTACATCCCCAAAAGCGGCTGAAGGGAGCATAAAACAGGCAATAATTACAAATTTTTTCATGGTTTAGATTTAGTAGGGTCAACTTTAATAACTTCTGGTTTGCTTGCGATTATTTCAAGCGGTTGTTTTATGATAAGTGTTTGATAGCCATTAGGGCTGTTAGTATTAAGACCATTTTCACCCTCTTTTTTTTTCTTTTTTGCTCCCTGTGCTGCATTAACACTTATACCGAGTCCACCAAGTATGTTACCTAATAATCCAGCAGCAAATGTACTATCTACTCTAGGCTGATCTGGAATATCCAGACCAAATAATTTATTAGGCAGTTTTACATATCCGAGAGACAAGACTAATAAACACCAAGTTAAAATAAATCCTTGTGCAACTGTAGAAACTAAAAAAGTAATTTTTTCTTGATAATCTGGTTTTTCATCCTCTATTTGCACTTTTTCGGCTATTTTATCTGCCATAATCAGCTTTTATTTACAATAATAGAGATAATTATGGATTAAAGCAATGCCAGAGGTACAAGCCGCATTAATAGGAGCCGCAGTTACAGCATTAGCAATGACTTTATCAAATATGAGCAACAAAAGAGAAAGAGATATTAGAGATATTTATTTTAGACTAAATAAATTAAGTGAAACCGTAAGTCGGTTAGAAGGCAAGATTCAATAATGTTTGGTATGTTTGAAAAAGAACACATAAACAAATGTCAAAATTTCTTATAAATCTTTTCATTAAGTTCGGAAAGTCGGAATCTCTACGCAAGGGTGTACTTTTCATCCTTCGTGATCTTTCTGCCAAAAGTGATAATGATATTGATGATGCCATAGTCAAGATGATTGAAGAGAAGCTTTTCCCAGTAAAATGAACCCAGAAAAATTTCTAAACATAGAAATTGAGCCAGCACCTCCAGAGCTTCAGCTTTCAGTTGAAATGAGGTGTAGAGAAATAATGAAAAGTGATGAATACGATAATATCAAAAGATATTGCACTCACCTCATAAGGCATCAAATGAAACAAGATGTATTTCTTGCATCTTTACTTGGTCGGCTTGTAGAACTTGAAGCAATAGTAACAACGCAAGAAATAAAAAATATCAGAAAAGAACGTAAAAAGAAAACTATTGGCCGTCAGATAAAAAAGTTTTTTCATATTCCTTAATCTCTTTTACACTAAAATCTTTTACCTGTAATTTTGGTATCTTATTGATTTCATAGTTATGTTTAACAATAGCAGTCCTGATATGGTCATTGACCCAGTTCCCATTATTAACTGTTAGGTCTGCTCTTGAATCTTTCGTTATATATATCTTATGATCCACTCCACGAAGTTCAATATCAAGTAATAATCTTACTAAGTTTTTCCTTCTGTTTTCTTGCAAAAATTTTAATTTTTTCCCAGAAGGATGTTCTTCTCGTTTCATTTTCTAACTCATTGATTCGTTTGTTAATAGCATCATATCTGACACAATATTCTTTCATATCTAAATTATTAAACCAGAATTGATTTTGCAGTTCTGCAAGTTGGTGCTGGTAGTTTTCTATTAGTTTTTCTGTGTCCATAATTCAATGAGTCGTTTTAATTCAGCAATTCTTTTCTTTGCTGCGGCAATCTTTTCGGCTGTTGTCATAAATTTAAAAGGGTCTTACATAAAATCCGCAATTTTATTAAAAAAGACTTTAATGCCCCTATAACTTAGGCTGGGATCGCCTCAAAGTCTCTGCTTCTTACTGGTAATGTGAAATTATCAACATTAATCTCAATAGATGCTCCAGTACTTCCATCCCTTCTCTCAAAGGTTTTTAACTTGCCACGACCAACAACAGTAATTTGATTTCCTTTTTTTACATAGTTTGCAATCACATCACCACGATTGCCCCATACAGAACAATCAAATTGTGTTGTAGTGTCTTGATCATTTGTAAGCAAAGTGAAGCTAGTCACCTTTGTTCCTTTTGCAGTTTCTTTTTGTACTGGGTCTGAGGCTAAATTGCCAACGGCTGTTACGTTTAACATAATAATTTTTTTAAATAGGGTTGTTAGGTTTGTTCTGCCAGTCCTCAATATCTTCTCGGTTATAACGAATAGTATTGTTTAAAATGACAGTCCATTTAGGGCCACTAGGGTGTCCCCTGCGTGTTTTGGTTCTCCATAGACGCACAGTTTGAGGTTTTACACCAAGCTCTTCAGCTAATTGATCTGAGGTTATAAGTTCATTGGTCATTGATCCTCCTTCTCTAAAATAAGAGTTAGTAAATCATCCCTTTGATTTTCACTAATAGCTTTAGTTTCATATCGTTTTGAGATATTTGTTTTTAATAAACCAAGCTTATCTTTGTTAGCTGGCTTATTAATAAAGGCTTCACATTCACGAATAAACTTATCACTTTCAGACCTTTCTATTGGTTTATTACTTGAGGTTGTAGCTGGTTTGCTGTCCTCAGTTTTTAACCATGCCTTATCTTTATCGTATAAAGAAAGGCCAAAAGAATCTCCAAATTGCATTAAAGCACGTTTTCTAGCATCACTCTCAGCCTCTTTGATTGCTGATTCATGCTTATCTCCAACACCTCCCATACGGCCATGCCCAGCCCCAGTTCCTTCTCGGATAACATTGCCAACAGTAATTCTTACCTTTGCAATATAAGAAACACATTTGGGATCTTCAAAGACTAAAGATGTTTCTATAGTCTCAGATGACCAACCATCAAAACCAAAGATGCGATTAGCCTCTTGTATAACGTGCCAGCTTTCAACATAAGCTAACTTTTGACCACCTCCACCACTACGGAAAGAGACATTGTTTTTGTTAATTTTTTGGTTTAACAGTTTTTTCTGTTCTTCATTAAAACTCATTTTTCTATAGGGGTTGTAAATGCCCATCTGGGCAAGGATAAAGATTGCACTCCTGTTTGGCACCAGCTAGGCCAGTCGTCTAACAGGCGACATTCGGCAATTTTATCTAATGCACTTCTACTAAGGTTTTGACCTTCTTGCAACGCATCTTGATCAAGTTCCCATAAACCGACATCAAATGGATATTCAGATTGCACTACAAGAAAAATAAATCTTTTTGCCTGTGGAATCCCATTAAGATAATGTTTTGCCTGTAGATGATACTTAAAGTTTGCTACTGCTTTTGCAAAGTCTCTTGGGTTTGCTCCTGATCTACTGGTCTTTAAGTCAACGATAGTATCCTT